GCCGGTGGGGTCGGTGACGGTGAGGCTGCTGTTCTTGCCCTTGCGCTCTACGACGACCCCGTTGGAGAGAGTGACGCGGAGGTGGGCGGGAGCGACGGCACCATCCCGCTGGGCGGCGTTCGGGCGGAATTTTTCGCCGCCAAGCGCCCATGCCAGCGCGTCGAGAACGCTGGTCTTGCCCTGATTGTTGTTGCCGCCCACGAGAGTAAGACCGGTGGGCGCAGGAGTGAGCGCAACGGCCTTGATGCGCTTGACGTTTTCGGCTTCGAGGGCCGTGATCTTTACAGACATCTGGATACCTCCCCTTGAATTTGTCCTAATGTGCGTACGAACTGATCGATCGCGTTTTCCCGCTGTTCACCCGGCAGCTTGCCGAACAGCGGCTTTATGGACTGCGCGAGATTTGTGATGGAGCGGCCGGCCAGAATGATGCTGTCGTAGGCGTCGCGGGCGTCCTGCTCCTGTGTGGCTTTGTAGTCGGCGGTCATGCCGTCGGCCATTTCCTTGGCCTGCCGGGCGACTTCGTCCTTGTCCACCACAGCTACGATGGGCTGCTTCCGGGCGGCTTCGGCCTCGGATCTCCACTTGTCGGCCCGACGATTGGCCGCTTCGGCTACCTGACGGGAGCCTTCCAGCTGGCTCTCGGCGGTTTTGGCACGCTGCTCGGCCTTGGTCTGCATCTTCCATGCTTCCTCTTCCCGGGCTTCGGCGGCAGTGGCCCGCTCCTGTTCGGCCTTGAGCTGAGCCATGACGTCCTGATATTCTTTATAAGTAGTAATATCTCCGGAGAAAACAGCCTCTTTGACCTCCTGCGGGGTGGAGGGCTTGGCGGCAGCGTAAAGCAGCTTCAAAGGCTGGACATCCAGAATTGGCTTGCCCTCGATTTCGATGTTGCCGAACTGTTCGGCAACTCTCACCATATTGTCGCCGGTGTCCCGGCTGATGCCGACGGCAGCGCACCACCTGCCCCAACTGCCTTTATAGTGGTTGGCGGTAAGGTCGTGGGCGTGTTTTGCCGCCATGATGCGGGCCATGTTGCCGGTGATAAAGGTCTGGGCGTCCTGCAACAGCAGAGCGTTGGTCTGAGCGTCTGCACCGAAGTCAAAGCCCGGTGCGGCAGCCTCTGCAGGGGGCAGCGCAGCCACGGCCACGTCCTCCGCTGCCGGGGGCTCTTGTGTGCATTTTCTGATGTCAGCCAGGATCTTTTCCATTTCCTGCTGTGGGGTCATGTCCTTGCGGCTTCCATCCGGATAGAAAAAGCGGGCGAACAAAGCTGCCTTGGCAGCAATGCCCTTTTTGTTGGAAGCGCAGACGAATGTACAGCAGTAGCGGCCATTGTGGGAGTAATCAGTGGGGCGAATCTCGTCTTGAGAAAAACCGCCAGTGAGTTCGCCCAGAGGGAAAGTATCTTTGACCCATGCACTGATATGTTCCAGGAAGTCAAAATCCAGGCTGACCACAGAGCAGGTGCACTTGTCTTCGGTCGAGCCGATAAAGTGGGAGTCATATGAGAGCGTTCTGCTCGTCCGACATTCGTAGCCCTTAATATCCTGCACGAAACGCTTGGCAGCCTTGTCCCACTTGTTGCCGCCCCACGGCATGGCGTAGGGACAGCCATAGCATTCATGGCCCGGGCCATATCCTTCCAGACGATTGCCGGTATTGTCGGCGTTGCTGGATTTCTGCACTCTCTGCCCACACTTGCAGATATAGGTAGTCACACTCTCACCTCCGTGTCCTTCAGACGGTCCAGCATCTCGCCCTGCAGGTCTTTGCTCAGGGGCTGGAAGCGGTTATTCCGCCAGCCGTAGCAGAGGATAGTGCCATAGATAGGCTGGCCGCGATAAGTACGGTTCAGGCCCTTGCCGTAGATGGCGTACACCAGCACCGCCGGGGTGCGGGGCAGAACTTTCTGCTCGCAGGGACACTTCAAAAGTGCTTCCATGCCTTGCAGCGTGTCCGGCAGGGCGGTCACGACCGGGTCTTTGCCCGGCTCGATAAGAATACCTTTCATCTCTTGTAAAAACCTCCAAAGTGTGTTATCCTTCGGGGTGATGGGGATTCAAACCATCATCCCTTTGCAGGCTCGCCGGTGTTCCAGCACCGACGGGCTTTTTGTTTACTCGTCATGTGCTTCACTCCAGCACAAGGCTCTTGACATACGGCAGCCAGTCACGCCAGCGTGGCTTGGAAAGACTGCGGTTGACAGCGTAGTAATAGGCTGCATTGCTGATTTTGGAAGAGCCTTTCAACCGCTGCTCTTTGACCATGTGGTTCACCTGATTGCGAGACAGGCCCATGCCCATCAGGAGCTTTTTCATGCGCTTGGTCTTCATGCGTCCCTCCGGTTCTGCCGGTACTCCGGCTCGGCGTTGCGGGCGTGGCGGCGGTCGATGTACTTGCGGCGCTGAGCCTCACGCTCTGCGGCATGGTCGCCCAGCTGGACGAAGAACAGCGCCAGCAACAGCAGCACCATCGCGGTGATGAAGTCGGTATCGGAGATGACACCGAGGGCTTCGATGCTGCCCGCAAAGCCAAGTGCGTACAGCATCCCGACGGCACCGCTGGCAACCGCCAGCCAGTACCAGACGCCAGATTTGATTCTCATGCGGATGCCTCCTTTTTGCCTTCGGGTTCAACATCGGGGAAGAAGTAGTAGCCGATCTGCTCCTGTGGGATGCCGACAATCTTGCAGATGGCGGCGACCTCGTCGCTGGGCCAAGTGGCTGCGCCACGGATGCGGCGGCTCAGGCACTGGGGGCTGGTGCCGAGAGCGGCGGCGACTTCGTAGTCGTGGAAGCCGCGTTCCCGGAAGAGCGCCTGCAGCTTCCAGTAAGGATTGCGCCGGAAGGTGCCGGGAACGGGGGATGAGTGATTGTAGGTCTTCATGGTGGTTTTGTACCTCCTTGTGGGTGGCTCCCTTTCCGTGCTATACTGGCACAGGAAGGAAGTGTAAAAATGCTTGATGCAAATACATTGAAGGTTCTTGAGTTTCTGAATGAGCACCCGGATGAACTGTTTTCCATTTACCAAATGAACCAACACGGTATGGCAGCCAAATTTGAAACGCTTGACTGGTTGTATAAAAGGGAAATGGTATCGCGGTATCAAGAGGAAGATGGTTACTGGGATCCTTATGACGGTCCAGACTATATCTACCAGATCAATGCTGGCGGGCGCTCAGAACTACGAAGACAGCAGCACTTTGAAGAAACTGAAGAACGCGCCAAAAAGGCAGAGGTTCGTGCAAGAATCAGCCTTGTGGTGTCTATCATTGCAGTTATAGTCGCTTGGCTAAAGTAATCAGAAGAGCAATGATGCTGAACGCCAGAGAAAGGTAGGACATAATGTCTGCGTTTCTTTCTGAACTTTCGATACGTGTCCAGCGTTCGGCTTCTTCCTCTTCTATCTTGCGGTCAAGATCTTCGGTTTCGCGGTCAAGCTGTTCCCATTCTTCGGGTGTGCGCGGGTAGTGATCCATGTGGTTCACCTCCTTTCACTGATATTGCGTAAACGTAAGTTTACGCGAAAAAAATAGCATCGGTCTCCTGCGGAGTAAGATGCAGTGCGGCCCGGAACAACTGAATCTCGTTTCGGGTGAAGTCGGACTGACCACCCATTTTACGGGACAGAGTTGCCGGATTGATGCCCATAATCTGGGCTGCATCTTGAGTTCTTATGCCATGCTCGATACATTTGGCACGGAATAAATCGCGGTTGAACATTTGCTCACCTCCTTTGCGCAAGAACAGTATAACTCTTGCGTATACGTAAGTCAATACGAAAATGCAAGTTTTCTTTGGGAAATTGCAAAAACACATTGCAAAAACGCAATATAATGATATAATAAAGTCAGAAAGGAGCATCAGATCATGGGGAATTACTTAGCTGACCGACGAAAAGCTCTTGGGTTAACGCAAAAGGAAATCGCAGAGCTGGTAGACGTATCAGAAGCAACAGTCTCCCGCTGGGAAAGCGGTGAAATTGCTAATATGCGGCGTGACCGCATTGCAGCTTACGCGAAGGCACTAAAAACCACCCCAAGCTTTATTATGACAGGGGATAGCGCTGATAAAGAACTTCCAGCGGGAGCCACGCTTTATAATGCCCAAAACGTTGCCCCGCTGTTGGGTACTGTCCGTGCAGGGATGCCGATGTATGCCGAGGAAAACATTGAAGATTACATTCCCATCCGGCAGACAGACGGTGCAAAGTATTTCTGGCTGAACATTCGCGGGGACAGCATGAATGCTGCCGGTATGGATGAGGGCGACCAGATCCTTGTACGTGAACAACCGGAAGTGGAAAACGGCCAGTTGGCTGTGGTGATGGTCAACGGCAACGAAGCGACTGTAAAATACTTCCGCAGGGAAGGCGATCTCGTGATCCTGACCCCGAAAAGCTTTAATCCGGTGCATCAGCCGCAGATTTATGATCTGAAGAAGATGCCGGTGCGAATTGCAGGATTGGTTGTGGAGTGCCGGAAGGTGTTCCGATAAATGGTAAAGAGGAACTTGATATGTCGAGAAAGAACAAGGTTGGATATTCAAAAAAATATGCGAGTGCTGCGAAATCGTTTGACCGAAGCATGAATCGATTGGCACATTCTGTTTCGCGTGTGGCATTTAGTAGTAAGTCTACAGCAAAATCAATCCCAAAAGCATCCCGGAAATCACATATGGATGAACCTGAGTTTGAAACGAAGTACACTAGTATCCCACAGCCAGTGACTGTTGTCTGTGCTCTGATTGGTGTGCTGGTTTTTCTTGCCAATCTCAAAGATGACGGATTTCTGGTTTCACTCATTTTTGGATTTATAGCATATGGGGTTTCTCTTCTAATTCTTTGCGTTATATATGGAGGAATCGCGGGAGCAAAGGAATTTCGTTCTCAAGATAGTGATAAATGCGAAGGACTACTCGAATCGGTCTATAATCCCAATCCTGAATGGATGGGGCAGACTGGCCTTGTTGATTCTCGCGCGAATGCAAAGGTCTTGGCTCCACAGTTTCTGAAGCAGGCTCAGGAAAGCGCTAAAATCCTTCAGACGACCACGGAACCGGCCACCTTTTTTACAAGATATGACTTTTGCGTTGGACGCTTGATGGAACTTGAAAAGTGCAAAAAGTACGGTGCACAGGTAAGAACTACTGATGATTTGAAGAATTATCGCAGCCTTGGCTTCCGAGATGATGCTGTAAAGGAAATCATTCATCGAACGGAAGAAAAGTATCAGGCAAAAATCGAGAGCCTGAAAACAGCAAAGGCAAAACAGAACTGGGCAGAAAAATATCATCAGGCATTTGAACCATATTTGCCTTACATGACAGACGGCCAGAAGTCTGAGCTTGGAGAAGCAAGCGCATATCTGTTTGATCTGGCTCAAAAATAAAAAACGCCCCCGGTGTTGGCGCACCGAGAGCGTTTCCAAGAACAGCTTGTTCACGAGGAACAATACAGCCCTAAGACAACTGTATTGTACCACCTCCGGGCAGGCTTGTCAAAGTGTACCCATATGGAGGTGTATTTTATGGGAAAGCGAGTCAATACCGCCGTTTGGCTGGAAAAGCAGCAGCGCTGGCAGATCAAGGTGCAGAAGGACGGCGTGCGCAAGACCTTCACCAGCGCAAAGCCGGGCCGCACCGGCCAGCGAGAGGCAAACCACAAGGCTGATCTGTGGCTGGATGAGGGAATTTCGAGCACCCGCCTGCTGGTAGAGACGGCCTATATGAACTGGATCGCCGAAGTGAAAATGACCACCAGCCAGTCGAACTGGAAGCCTATCGAGAGCCGCTGGCGGACATGGGTACAGCCTGACCTCGGCAAAAAGCAGGTAGCGAACCTGAACGAGCAGATGCTGCAGGCGGTGGTGAACAAAGCCTTCGCTGCTGGACTGAGTAAAAAGACGCTGATGAGCCTGTGCGCTGACCTGCGGGCATTCTGCAAATGGCTGCGTCTGGGCAAGCTCTCGACGTTTCACCCAGAAGAGCTGCACGTTCCCAAAGGCGCCCGTTCTGAAGAAAAGAAGATATTGCAGCCGGATGCGCTGCGGGTGCTGTTCGCTGTGGATACCACGCTCTGGCGGGGGAAAAGAGTCCCGGACCCGTACATCAACGCCTACCGGCTCAGCTTCGTCACGGGATTGCGCCCGGGGGAACTCATCGCTCTGCGGTGGGCTGACATTCAGGGCAATATGGTGATGATCCACGGCGCGATAAATGTCCACGGCGAGAAAACTCGAGGCAAAAACAGCAATGCCTTGCGTTCCTTTGCGCTGACCTCACAGGCAAAAGAGATACTCGAGGCGCAGCGCGAGTTGACAGGAGGGGAGGAATTTGTCTTTCCCATTGAGGCAGAGAGCACCTATCGCCATTGCTGGAAGCGCTATTGCGAGGCAAATGGCATCGAGTATGTCCCACCCTACAATCTACGGCATACTTTCGTCTCAATGGCCAAGACTCTGCCGGAAGGCACGGTGAAATCGTTGGTCGGACATTCCCGTCAGATGGATACTTACGGCATCTATGCCCACCTGATAAAAGGGGAGAAGCAGCGGACAGCTGAACAGCTGGAAGGTGTTCTGGATAAGGTCCTTGCGGATTCGAAAGAGTAG